CGCATACACTTTTATAGAATCACGCCATGAATTTGATGTATATTGATAACCAAACATTTTATAATGAGAATATAATGTGAAAAGCAATAATACTACTGTGATTACAAAAATTGTAAATAATGATACTCGGGGAATTAAAAATTTTACCATAAATCCAGCCAATAATAATATAAATAAAGATGGAACTAAGAAATCCATTATCTATATCTTATCAAGTAAATCTATTTGAGTTAGAAAGTGTTTACGGCAACAAGGTCTTTTAAAATTTAATGTATCCATTACTTTTTTTTCTGGTGTTTCCGCAATATTTTTACCATCAAAATAATATCTTTCAAATGTATCTCCTTTTTTCATTTTCTTTACTTCATCTTGATAATATCGCCATTTATCTGCGATAACCTTACCACAACTCATACAACGAATTGGAATAATCATCTAATACTATTCATATAGTATTAAATAAAATTAATTTTTTTAATTTTTCGCTTTTTCCTATTGATGCGTTGAAATCACTTTATTGTATTGTATTTTGTTTCTAGAATATGTCTTCTGTATCGAGTTCTAGTGGTAATAACTACTTAGGTTCAAATCCTCTTGGGCGCAAATTTCGTACACTTGAAGCGACTGTTTCAACTTTACAAAAGGAGCTTAGTGAATTAAAGAAAAATGGTGTTGGTTCCACCAATTTAGTTGCTGGGCCCCCGGGTCCTGCTGGACCTGCTGGACCCAAGGGTGATAGAGGTGATGTTGGCCCTGCTGGACCTGCTGGACCTATGACATACATTGCGATGCCTCAAAGTGCTCTACCTACATCTACACCAACTCCTTCTTCATAGTTTCATAATTCCTTCCTCATAGAACGCAATGAAGCTTCACTAATTTTGATATCTTCATTTTGTTCTAAATCAAACATTATTCTTTTCAATCCTACATTTGTATACTTTTTCAAATAAGAATGAATAATTTCTAATTCTTCATTTTTCCATTTGCTGCTTATCTTCTTTTTCTCATTAACAACTTCAATTTCTCTTACTTCCCCTTCAGATGTTTGTTTCACTTTTCCAATCTTTAATTTACCAGCATGATGTTCATCATGACATTTTTCACATAATACTATTAAATTATTCATAGCATCTTTATGTGCTCCATCTGGTAAAAACCCATCTTTATTGGCTTCCTTTTGTTGTGTAATATGATGAACTTCTAGAATTGAATTTATTCTATTCCCACAAATCTCACATTCCTTTACTAAAAGTTTTGAATTATATGGAGATGTTCTTGTTCCTTCTTTTAAAATTTCTTTTCGAATTTCTTGAGCTAGTTCTAAATATTCAGATGGAATATTCATCGCTTTTGCTACCTCCAACCCATAATATGTATTGCCAGGACCTTCTTCTAAATGTCTATCATATACTAATATATCTTTTATAACATCATAATGGACTTTCAAATGATATATTTTTAAACTAGTTAGTTCTTTAATTTTATTAATATCATTTAATCCATGATAATGTGTCGCAAATATAAATGAACTTTTCTTTTTATCTAGCCATACAATTCCCGCTGCGACTAATGCGGTTGCTGATACAGATTCTGTTCCAGAACATAATTCATCTCCTAACACTAAACTATATTCATCCGCTTTTTTAAGAATTTCTCTTAATTCTAACATTTCTACCGCAAATGATGATAACCCCGCATAAATATTATCTTGATTGAGAATTCTTGTATAGATTCCCTTATAAGGCTTGAGTGTTATAGAATCAGCTGGAACATAACAACCAACTTGTGCTAGTAGAACAGCAATTCCAACAGATTTCATTAAAGATGATTTACCAGAAGCATTCATACCATATAACAACCATCCATTTTTATCTAAAGAAACATTATGCTTCACATATTCTTGTTTACAATTTTGTTCTTCAATTAAAGGATGTCTTAATCCATTTATTTCAAATCCAGAACCTTTAGTATTATCTTCATAAATTGGTTTTACAAAATTCTTTTCTTTAGACACTCTTGCTAAAGTAAATAATATATCAATATCACTAATATATTTTTCTATTTCTAACCATAAATCTCTGTATACATCAGAAATAGAATTGCAAATAGGTGGTAGCTCTATCTTAACTGCTTCTTTTAAATGACCTCTATAAGCAATTGTTTGATTATGTATTTCTTCTAAATATGTTGATGTTAATGAACCATTTGATTTACGAATTGTAATTTCAATATTATTATGAGGCCATAATTCTTTCTTAGTATTTTTTAATTTAGTTTCTATATTTCTCATAATTCTCATAGAAGCATCAATTGAATAAATATTTGTTTCTTTTTCTGAAAACTCTAAAGATTTTTCTCCAGAAAATTCTATTAATTGTTTTAAAAAACTGTTTGCTTTTAAATTTTGAATTTTTAAATTATTTTCCACTTCAAATGTTTTTCTAGCAACTATATTATTTAAAAAAGAAACATCTAAAGAATTCTCTTTTGCCTTTTCTACATCAAATTGACTCTTAAAATATTCATAATATGTTGTAAAAGATTCTAATAATGTCGTATTCGTATCATATAGTTTCATAATTTCTAGAATTTTTGTATAACTTTGATCTAGATTTAAAATATCTATAGAATTTAAATTATATGAAAAAAATTTATGATGAATTCTTTGTAAATCAGAAATTTGTTTTAAACAATCTTCTATCTTTTTCTTTATTGTTATATCCATATTCATAATATTTTCTAGTTTATAAACTCTCATAGATAAAACATCTATATCACTAATAGGATATAATAACAATTCATTGATTCCTCTTTTTCCCATTGGGGTAAATGTTCTTTGAAAATAATTTAAAATACAATTATTATTACTAGAAATAAAATTAAGCTGATTTAATACATTATTTCCTAAATATGTTGATAAATCTGGATTCCAAACTATATGTTCTTCTAAAGCTGAAATCTGTTTTTTGGATGGAAAATGGGAATCTAGAAATTCTAATAAAAATAAAAAACTTTTTTCCATTAAAGAATGTTTATTTATTTTTAAATAATCATACATAGAAAGCATAGTTTTATTTTTAAAAAAACTATTTATATTAATAGTTGAATTAAATGTTGTATATGTTTTTAAATGAATTAAAGTATCTACTAATGAAAGATTTTGTTTTAAATATTCTTTTGTTACATTACATCCCTTGTATTGTACCAAAAGTTCTCTTACTGGATGTATTTGAAAAAAATGTAAAAGTCTATCAAAATTCCAAGAATCATATTTTCCTTCTAGTTTTGATTCATAACTATAACATCTTCCAGTTGAAATATCTGCTATACTTATTGAGAAACTAGGAGCTGTAATTTCAGAATAATTTTCTAACACTAAACACCCTATGAAAACAGATTCTGAAGAAAATGCTTCTATATGTGTCCCTGGTGAAAGAATTTGTGAGACTTTTCTAGAAAGCACTTTATTTTGTGGCCCTCCTTTTTCTTGGTCCACAACCACTACTGTCCAACCTTCTCTTGTTAGAAGTGAAGCAAACTTATGTAAAGATTGTTCTGGAATACCCGCAAATAAAATATTATTATCCTTTAAAGAAAGTTGGATTCCAAGAATTGTTACAGCTCGTTGCATCGATGTTTCACCAATACCAGTTGATTCATTCACTTTATCATACATTTCATAGAATTTACCTACTTCTAGAAAAATGCATGTATTTGCTCCATAATTTTGAGAATGCTCTTTATAAAGCTTTAAATATTCTTCACGCATTTTTCATCTATTATATTATAGAGGATGATGCTTAAGTATTTTGTCTATAAAGCTTTTTATAACAGTAAAAATTTAATAGTAACAGCAGGCTCAAAGAGCCTTATGTTTCATAGCCATATAATCATTATATATTTGGCGTATCATAGCCTCTGGTGCTTTAGAATCTTTCTTAATAAGCTTAGATTCTTCAAGAATTTTTTTAATTTCATGAATAGATTTTTCTTGAGAATGTTTTTTAATAGTTTTTGCAGTATGAAGTTTCTTAGAAAGATTCTTTAATGAAAATTTAATTTGTTTTGATGCTCCTTTACTTCTTGTTTTATTTTTTGAAGCAGAAAGTGGTTTCAAATTTGAAATCTTACCCACTGATAAAATTACTTTTTGATTTTTTTTCTTAGCTTCTTTTAGAATAACTTTTACTTTACCACCTTTCATATCAGATATTACTGGTTCTGCCGTTGCTACTAACTTGGATGGATTTACACCAGTTACTTCTGCCGTAGAATTAATATTTGCACTTGAAGTAGATTGTAATTGAACAATTGCTCCTTGTGTAGAACCGCCACCATTTTGGTTTTTTCTAGATCTCCTTTTCGCACGACCTCCATTCATGCTTTGAGCTGCTTCTCCAGTAAGAATAATTTCTTTTGTATCTTTAGAATCTTCATTTACCATATTTTTTCTCGCTATCTTATCTAAAGAAATTTTATATTATACTTTTAGAGTAACTTACTTTTTTTATAAAAAATTAAAATATAAAATCAACAAGTAAAAGTATTACAATGCAATCTTCATTTCATTCCATTCTAGCGAAATACTTTTCACAATGTGAAGGAAGACATATCATTTTCCATCAAATAGAATCATTTAATACTTTTATGGATATTGATATTCCAGAAATTATTCAACATGTAAATCCAATTCGTGTTAAAGGAAGTCCAGAAATTCCTTTGTCTGGACCTCGTTCAGCTCTTGCTTCAGCAACAGGTCTATCAACTTCCGCAGCAAATGCTCTTATGGGTGTTAAAGCTAGCATTGGTAATCTTGATAATAATATTGTTATTGGAGAATTAACTGGTCCAAAATATGAATATGAAATTTCAATGACATTTGAAAATCTTTCATTTCGTAAACCTACTATCTTTGAAAATAATGGTGCTATTCTACCAATGATGCCAAATGATGCTCGTTTACGAAATCTTACGTATGCTTCACCACTCTTTGTAGATGTTCGTGTAAAAACTACATTTATTGATAATACAAAATTAAAAGATTCTAGTGAATCAAGAACTATACGAGAACGACTATTTCCAAATGTTCATATGGGAAAGATTCCTGTCATGGTTGGAAGTAAATATTGTTTGCTCCATGAACAAATGAATCTTCATCCTAAAGCTCTTGGTGAATGTTCTGAAGATGCTGGTGGTTATTTTATTATTTCTGGTGGTGAACGTGTTATTATTTCTCAAGAACGAATGAGTGAAAATCGCCCATTTGTATTTCGTAATAATAAATTAAATAATAAAGATATTGAAGTTATTGAAGTTAAAAGTATTGGTCCTGATAATGACCAAGTTCCTAAAAGTAATATAGTAAAAATTGTATATCATCCTAAGAATTCTCAAATTCATTTACTCAAAGCAAATATTCCTCGTATTAAAAATGATATCCCTCTCTTTATTCTATTCAGAGCCTTTGGAGTTACAACTGATAAAGAAGTATTTGATTTAATTCTTGGAAATAATGGTGATCCTACATATTTCAGCTTATTTGATGAATCTATGCAAGAAGCAAATTTTGTAAAAACAAAAGAAGACGCTATTGCATATCTTTCTAATGAAATTAATAATAGTTCTTCAAAACAAGCAAAACATAATATTATGAAAATTCAAGATTTACTTCATACAGAAGTATTTCCCCATATTGGTTTAACTGATGAATATAATTATGGAAAAGCTTGTTATTTAGCACATATGACTCGCAAACTTCTATGGGTAGATTCTGGAAAAATACCTATTGATGACCGAGATGCGTATCCAAACAAACGTGTTGATTTGCCAGGATTTCTACTTGCTTCTCTATTCCGAACATATTTCAATAATAAAATTGTAAAAGATATCAAATCAAGTCTCGCAAAAGAAATTCATAATGGTTCTTGGAGAGCTTCAGGAAACTTTGAAGATATTGTAAATGCTAGTAATATTAATAAAATTATTAAAAGTGTTATTCTTGAAGTTGGATTAAAAACAAGTTTGGCTACTGGCAATTTTGGCTCTGCTAAAATTGGTGGTCCTACAAAGATTGGTGTTTCTCAAGTTCTCAATCGTTTGAATTATGTAGCAAGTCTTTCACATTTGCGCCGTGTATCAACTCCCATTGAAAAGACTGGTAAACTAATTGCTCCTCGCAAACTTCATAATACTCAATGGGGATATATTTGTCCTAGTGAGACTCCAGAAGGTCATAGTGTTGGTGTCGTTAAAAATATGAGCAGTACTGCTTCTGTTAGTATCTATTCAAATGTCAATATTCTAAAAGATTATTTTAAGAAATTAAATGTTATTATTCCTCTTGAAAAGACATCCATTGAAGAAAAACATAATCTTGTACGCCTTTTCATTAATGGAGCTTGGGTTGGAAACTTAGCAAACAAAGATGTTACAGAAACTATTGATAATTTGAAAAAGGCAAAACGTTCTGGTAAAATTCATATGTTTACTGGAATTATTTGGAAACCTATGTTTAAAGAACTATGGCTCACTACTGAAGCGGGTCGTCTTCTCCGTCCTTTGTTCGTTGGAGAAACCATTCGTGAGGTGCTAGGTAATGAAGCCTTGGTGAAAGAAATTAATGATTGTAAAACATGGAATGAATTACTTCTTTGGACTTCTCCAAAAGGTAATCAACTAATTGAATATATTGATCCTGGTGAAACTGAAAGCTCTTATATCGCTATGACTTTTAAAGAAATTAATGAAGATAGCACACATGTTGAAATTCATCCTTCAACTGCACTTGGAACACTTGCTTCTAATATTCCATTCCCTGACCATAATCAATCACCCAGAAATTCTTATCAAGCGGCGATGGGAAAACAAGCAATGGGTATGTATGCTCTAAACTTTAAAGATAGATTTGATACAATGGCACATGTATTATGTTATCCTCAAGCACCATTTGTATCTCCATTCATGTCAAAGTTTTATGGCTCACAAACAATGCCATCTGGTCAGAATGTAACTGTTGCTATTATGACATATACTGGTTATAATCAAGAAGATTCTGTTATGATTAATCGTGGAGCTTTAGACAGAGGACTATTTAGAAGTATCTTTTATAGAACATATAAAGATGAAGAGCGAAAAAATCAAACATCTGGTGAAGAAGAAAAATTCGTAAAACCAGATTCAACTACTACCAAACAAATAAAACATGCTAACTATGATAAACTTGGTCCAGATGGATTTGTTCCAGAAAATACATTTGTAGATGCTGATGATATTCTTATTGGTAAAGTTGTTCCTATTCGTGTTCCTACTGGTACAGTGGTTCCAGCAGGAACTAAACGTCTTCGTGATGTGAGTAGAACGATTCGCAACAATGAAACTGGTTGGGTTGATAAGATTTTCAAAAATCGTAATGGCGAAGGATATTCATTTGTAAAAGTAAGAGTTCGTCAAGACAGAATTCCAGAGATCGGAGATAAATTCTGTATGACAAGTGATCACGATGTTCTTACTGAGCGAGGTTGGGTTGCTATTGATAAAGTAACACTTGATGATAAAATAGCACAATTAAATAAAGAAAATAATACTATGGAATATGTAAATCCTATTGAAACTTTAGAGTTTGACCAAGATGGTAATATGTATGAAATTGAGAGTCAAGGAGTAAGCTTGAAAGTTACAATGAATCATAGAATGTGGGTTCAAAAACGTGATAAACCAAATTATGAATTAATCAAGGCTGAAGAAATTATTGGAAAGAGAGTTCGTTATCAATGTGATGGACCTGTTAATCGTGAAGATTTAGAATTAACAATAGGTAGCATTAATCTTTCAGAAGAATCAATGGATGCTTGGCTATCTATTTGCGGTATTTGGATGGCAGAAGGATGGACTAATTCTGGTCGTGTTGAATTTGCTGCAAATAAAGAAAGGGTAAAAAATAAATTAGATGAATCGTGTGCTATTCTTACATTAAATAAAAATTATATAGAATCTACTAAAAAATATTATATTAA